GTTCCGTGGCTCTGAGAGCGATTGGGTTGATGCTGAGACGTTTGTACGTCGTGGCAAAGAAATTATGCCAATCCTTCGTAAGAACAATGAGAAACTGCTTAAAGAATTAGGTGAAGCTAAAAAGATGGCTGAAGAAGCACGTGAAACTGCTAAAGAGTTTCGTGAGTTTCAAAAGCAACAATTTGAGCGAAAGACCAAAGACTTGGAAAGTCAGCTAGAGAATCTGAAACAAGCTAAGCGTGAAGCAATTACGCAAGGCGATGGTGACAGAGCAATAGCGATTGACGATGCCATGGATGCTATTAAAGAAGAGCGTTTAGAAGCAAAACAAGACTTAAAAGAAGCTGAAGAAAAAGCTAAAGAAGTTCCACAAGTCACTACTGACCCAATCCTAAATTCATGGATTGAGAAGAATGACTGGTTTGGTAAAGATACAAGAATGACTGGTATTGCTAATGGATTAGGTGTTGAACTCCGTCGTGAGAACCCTAGCCTTAACGGTCAAGCCTTCTTGGATAAACTAGATGAGGAGCTTACAGCAATGCTACCAGAGAAGTTTGGTAAGAAACGAGTACAGAATCCAATGGAAGGCTCCTCTAATGGGACAGCTAGACCATCAGTGGGTACTGGAAAGAAATCTTACAACAACTTACCTGCAGAAGCTAAAGCAGCGTGTGATAAATTCGTTAAGCAAGGTCTTATGACCAAAGAAGCTTATGTTGCAGAATATGAATGGGATTAAGGGAGAAAGAACATGACTGAAATTAAAAAAGAAGTTAAAGCTGTACCAGAGTCTACTAAGGTAGAGCGTCCACGTGAACGTAAAAAAGGCGTATTTAATGGGACTCAAGGTAAGCTGCAAGTAGGAAACCAAATTGAAGGGTATCACTTGCATATTTTCAATGACACGCCTGGGCGCATCCAGAATGCCACTGAAAACGGTTATGAGTTTGTTCACCCTAGCGAGGTAGGTGGCGTTACGGATAATGTTACATCACGTAACACCGATGTAGGAGATAAGGTTAGGTTCTTAGTAGGGGCTGGTGAGAAGGGCGACCCAATGTATGCTTACTTGATGAAAATCAAAGAAGAGTGGTGGCTTGAAGACCAACGTCAATTACAAGAGCGTAACGACAAAACCGATGCAGCAATCCGTGGTGGTAATACACCTGGCGTAGATTCCACAGGTTTCTACAATGCTGGTATTAAATTTTAAAACTTTCTAATTAAGGAAAAAAAATGGCAAACGTAAATGCCGTAACAGGATTGTCGCCAGTTGGCACAATCACTGGTGCACCCTTTAACGAGCAAGGCGTACTTTACGCTATCGCTAACGACGCATCCAACACATACGCTATTGGCGATGTTGTGAAGTCTGCTGTCGGTAATGATGCTAATGGTGTTCCACTCGTTACTAAAGCTGTAGCTGCTTCCGTTCCACTAGGTGTTATTGCTTCCATTCGTGTAGCTAACCCAGGTGTTTCATTGCAAGGTACTAACTTAAACTTAGCACAACTCTGGATTGGCTTAAGTGCTGGTTCATATACCTATGTTTATGTTATCACTGACCCTGCTGTAATTTACTCTGTTCAAGCTAACGCTTCTGCAGATGCTAAAGTTGGTGCTACTGCAGTTCCAACAATCACTGCTGACCAGACTTCAACATTGGCCCAGTCTTCACCTTTCTCAAGCACTTATGTAACTTGCGATAGCTCTGCTACTGCAGCTTCCATGTTCCAAGTTGTTGGTCTCTACCAAGAGCCAAACAATGTTCCTGGTGCTTACAATAACGTTTTGGTGAAGTTTAATAAACACCAATATTTACAAGCCTTCGGCGCTTAATAGGAGAATAAAAAATGGCTGGTGTAATTACAACTGGTACTCACCCAAAGGCCCTATGGCCTGGTGTTAAAGCTTGGTGGGGTCAAACTTACGACGAACATCCTGAAGAATATATTCACTTGTTCGACAAAGATACTTCACATCAAAACTACGAGGAAGACGTTCAGTTAACTGGATTTGGTCTTGCTCCTGTTAAATCTGAAGGTCAAGGCGTTCAGTATGATTCAGAAGTTCAAGGTTTCGTAACTCGCTACACACACGTTGCATACGCTCTTGGTTACATCGTAACTAAAGAAGAGTTGGATGACAATTTGTATGAGCAAGTTTCTAAGCGTCGTGCTGCTGCTTTAGCTATGTCTTTCCGTCAAACCAAAGAAAATATTGGTGCTAACGTTTACAATCGTGCGTTCAATGCTACCTACACAGGTGGTGATGCTCAACCTTTGTGCTCTACAGCTCATCCAAATACTTCTGGTGGTACTTTTGCTAATACCCCTACTGTGTCTGTTGACCTCTCCGAAGCTTCTTTGGAAGATGCAACAATCGCAATCATGGGTTTCCAAAATGACCGTGGTTTGTTGATTAACGTAATGCCACGTTCTTTGATTGTAGCTCGTCAAGAATGGTACAACGCTAACCGCATTCTGAAGTCTGTATTCCAATCAGGTACTGCAAATAACGATATCAACGTTCTGAAGGCAACTAATGCCATCCCAGAAGGTATCACTATGAACCATTACCTTACAAGTCCACATGCTTGGTTCTTGCGTACTAACATCCAAAATGGTATGAAATACTATGAACGTGTTGGTATCACATTTGACCAAGACAATGACTTTGACACTATGAATGCTAAAGCTAAAGGCTATGAGCGTTATAGTTTCGGTTGGTCAGACCCACGTGCTGTATATGGCGTGAATGGTCCTTGATTGTAAGTAGTTGATTCTTAAGAAATTATGGATAAAAAAGCTAAAGCTGCTGCTTATCAAAAGCAATACCGCTTAAAATATCCTAACAGAGTACGAAGTACTGATTTAAAGAAAAGCTTCGGCATTACTTTAGAACAGTACAACGAAATGTTAGAAAAACAAAACGGTGTTTGTATGATATGCAAAAGCCCTGAAACAGTCATAGATAACAGAACGAAACAACCTAGAAATCTGGCAGTAGACCATTGCCATACAACTAAGAAAGTTCGTGGATTGTTGTGTATGAGCTGTAATCAAGGTTTAGGTAATTTTAGAGATAATCCTAAATTCCTTGCAGAAGCTATCAACTATTTACTAGATTAATGACTAAATAGTTCTTTACAAGAGAACTAGATTATGTTATAATGGTGGGGTTAGGAACTTAAAACGTTTCTTTCCTCACCGCCTTACTAGGAATGAATAATGGACTATCCAATTATTAAAGAGCCTAAGAATGCAGTTGTTAAAGATAAGCCTAGTAATATGGCTGCTCCAAAAGCAAAAGCACCAAAAGGTCTCGGTAACACCCAAGCAGTAGAGAATCAAGGCGGTCAGTTGTCTGGCGTTAAAAAGAAACGCATGACTCCTGTAGCTAGTATTAAAAATCACTCGTAACACTTTCTTATCCTAAACGTCTTAATTGACGTGAACCCATCACTTTTAGGAGATACAAATGGGCACACCAACAAGATTTACATACGGTCTTGCCACCGTTGCTAAAGGCAAACCACTAGGCGATTATCCATTGCCAGACCCTTTCCATACCACGTCTGACCCAGGCGTAAGCATATTTACATATCAAAATGACTTCACAGACTTAGGTGCTGCTGCTGCTCGTACAATCACTGGCGGTGCTGCTTTTGCATTGGCTGATGGCTTAAACGGTATTGGTGTTTTGACACCAGTATCCGCTACTGCTGCTTCTGTGTATCGTACTGCTGCTTCGTTCCAGTTTATTGCAGGCAATAAGTTCTGGTTCTTACACCGTCTAAAAGCTTCTGCTATTGCAGGTGCTATGGTATTGAACTTTGGTATGTCTAAAGTTAGCGGTGGCACTATTGCTACTACTGACCGTCTATACTTTACCAAACCAGCTTCTTCAACTTCTTTGAACTTGGTTTCTGTAGTTAACAACGTTTCTACAACATTGCTTACAGGTATTACTACTGTTGCTGCTGATACGTACCTTGACGTAGGTTTCTACTACGATGGTACTGACTTGCAAGTGTTTGTTTCTGACAACATGATTGCTCGTGTATCAGGTGTTACTATCGGTTCTGCTAGTACTACTATCAGTAACGCTTTAATGTCGCCTTTCTTTGGTCTGACTCCAGTTGCTACCGAGACAGTTACTATCGACTACGCTATTATTGCCGAAGAAACTACACGTTAATAAGGGGCTACTATGACAACTACTACATCGATTCAAACGTTAGTAGACGGCCCACGTAACGTAGTTATTAAGTATGAAGGTACTTTAACAACGACTGATGCAACTTATAAACAAATTGTTCTTCCTTCTTTATTAAGTGATTTTGATATTAACGGAGTAAAGGCTAATCGCCTCCGTATTAACAAGATTATTTATGACGTTGAAGACCTTTTGACAGTTAATTTATTATGGGAAGATACAACTGCTGCCAGTAATAAAATTATCTGGAACTTAGCAGGTCGTGGTAAAGTAGATGCTTTCCGTTTTGGCGGTATCATTAATAATGGTACACCAGCACCTACAGGCGGTATTACTTCAAGCTTTGACTACGAAGGAACAGCACAAACGTTGACTTTTACAATTATTCTTGAGTTGGTTAAGCAACACACATGATGAACACTAATCTTAACGCTAAGGAAATCCAATTAATTGCTACCATCACTCGTGCTGACGGCAGTGTGGAAGAACTTGGCGTTATAGATTATTATCATCAAAATCCAATCAAGAGACTTATCTGGAGAATTAAAAAATGGCTACATTACTAGTCAATACAGGTAGGGCTATTATTACTAGCCGTTTAAATAGCGGTGGTACTGTTCCTCAATATGTCGGGTGGGGAACTGGTGCAGGTACTACTGGTGCTACGGATACAACATTATTTACTGAGGTACTTCCACGAGTTAGTGGTACTGTATCTCAGGTAACAACATCTACTACAAATGATACATTTCAAGTAGTTGCAACACAGACTGCTGGTACGACTGAGACAATCACGAATGCTGGTTTATTTGATGCTTCTACATCTGGTAACTTGTTTGTAAAGGGTGACTTTACAGGTATTGCTTTGAATAACGGTGATAGTATTGCTTTTACATTCAAAGTACAGTTTAGCTAAAGTAAAATAATAGTTTTATAGATTAGGCTAGGCTCGCTACCGAAAGAGAGTTTACTCAGCTCTTTGCCTAATTCTTTAATTGAGTTTTAATTGGAGAATTAAATGAAAAAGTGTATTAAATGTAACATTGAAAAACCATTAGACAGTTTTCCTTATAGAAATAAATTAAAAGGAACACTACATAGTGGATGTAAAGAATGTAGAAACATTGCTCAAAAACAACGTTGGAATAAAAATACTAACGGAGCCAGAGACAAAGGTAGAGCAGCTTCTAGAAATTATAACTATAAAAATCGTTATAATATGCCTGAAGAAGTTATACAACAATTATTAAAAGATGCTCATGGTAATTGTGAAATATGCGGTCAGCATACTAAGTTGTTTGTAGACCATTGTCATACTACTGAAAAATATAGAGGACTGCTCTGCAGAGCTTGTAACTTAATGCTAGGATATGCTAAAGACAATTTGGATACTTTATCGGCTGGTATTAAATACTTACAGGCTGAGGCTAGTTAATGTCAATCAATGGTTCTAGTATAAATAGAGATGTAATTGATGGAAGCGATAACATTACGTTAACGCCTTCATTGACCGTCACCTCTACAAGTACTAGCACCATTACCAAAGTAATAGCGTATCTAAGAACACTTAGTTACGCAG